CGTTGGTTTTTTTACCGTGGGTTTTTTTACCGTGGGTTTTTTTACCGTGGGTTTTTTTTCCGTGGGTTTTTTTACCGTGGGTTTTTTTCCTTGTTTTTAAAATGTTCGTTCCCCCTGCTTGGGATGAAGATAAGTAAGAGATTAACTTCGTATATAATTCGGTTGTCCAGGATTGGTGTGGTTTTAATGTAAATAAATCACAATTTTGTCCTCCTTCTTCTATACATAGTTGGTCTACGTCATAATTTGCATTTTTATGGTTTTTTCTAAAAAGTCTAAATTGTTCGGTAGCTTTAATGCCTAATTGTTTAATCACAATCAAGCGTTGTAGTTCTTCTATAGAATGTCCTAAAAGAGGAAAATCACCATTAGGATTTCTTGGATTATTTTTCACCAGTTCTCCTACTCCATTATTTTCAAATTTTAAATTTAATTCAAGTGGACCTGACATTTCTGAAGCACTAGTATAAATACTATTATAAATATATTTTAAAGGATTATCAACCACCTTTACATCTTTTTTAAAACTCTTTAATTCTGTAGGAGTAAAAAAGCCAGATTCGGCAATTATAATAGGAGTTGGGCCTTTTGATACAGTTTTTTTACCAGAAAGTAAATTATCGTTTGCTGTAACCAATTTATAAATATTATTACTATCTTGAAATCCGACTTTAACACCGTCGTTTGTCTTTCTTGTATACAAGATAAACTGATGTCCATTCCAACCAAATGAACTCATAACTATATCATCATTTGGGGTTGCCTTAGTAGATGATATAGCATTATCATGAACCCTTGTTGCTCCTATTCTTAATTCTAGTGGTGTGTCCTTAGTATTTATATTTATTTTTTTATCAGTAAAACTTAATACACCGGGTCCACGTTTAAATTGAAGTATACTGTTATCACTAATCCCATAATCAATTTTATTGGCAATTTCGGCAGGACTCCATTGCGTTGCTACACTAGCTATTAAGTCTTCTATGTTATATGGATGTGTATTAGCTACCATTAAAGCAGTATTAAATGCACATTGTCCATTCTCGTTCCGCATAAGTGAATTAATTAGTGATGCTTGTTCATATGTAAACCCATCTTTTGCGTTTTTTAATTGTGATACGCTAATAATGTTTCCTGCTTTTGTTATTTCAAATAAAGCAAAAAATAATAATACCGTTTGCCAAGAAAATATATTCATTTTTCTTGATGTTCGTGTTTTAAGTTCAACTTTCTCTTCTTCAGGTATCATTCGCATTTTTGGTGGTTCTTGAGCTTTGGTGAGAAAGTGTGATGGGTTATATCTTTGTGGTTGTTGTTGTTGTTTGTAGGGGTTTTTGCGGGGATTTGGTGTTGGTTGTTTGTAGAGTTGCGGATTGTATTTGCTTCGGCGGCGGCTACCTCTGCCACCCCCAGCTAAATATTCGGAAGCAGATAATGTTATTCCCTCATTTATATCATCAGGATTTATAACTTCTTCTTTCACTAAAAAATCTAAAACAAGGATAAGTTCTAATATATAGTCTTTGTCAAATTTATTTTGTTCTATTAATACATTATTAAATTTATTAATTATATTAAAAAACATATTTTTGTTGTGTTCAAAGTTATTAGTTATACACATAACATTTTCTGTATTATCAGACATTATATATTATATAAAAATATAAAATATAAAATATATAATTTATTATTACCACCGCGTGGTTTTCTTCACGCTGATTTTAGGTCCCTGTCCGCGTTTTTTCGTATTTTTCGGGTCATAGGCAGCATCTTCGTCATCCGAATTCAAATCTTTTGACAATTCCCAGAATTCTTTGGACCCGAGTTTAAAATCGGCGTGGTGTTCGGCTTTGTACCAGAAAATCTGGTCGTGTAATTTATTCGACTTGGCGTTGTTGTTAATCACGAGACACTCAAAATTTTCGGTACATTGATCCATCACTTGACAAAACGATTCAAAGGTCGGAAACATACCCGCATAGTTTTCCCATATGCGTTTACGATTGGCAATATACGGTTCGCGCAAAATAAAGACATAATCAATATTGGTCCGCAAATTCGGGGGAATACCGAGGGGATACTGCATAGTAATAATGAGCATAATTTTCCAGTGCCGTCCATTCATAAAAAGCAAACGCATCATTTTGTCTCGCGTCCACGTGGCATCATATAAACAATCATCTAAGATGACAAAAGCCCGCGGATCAATATTGCATTTGCGAAACTGCTCCATTTCTTTTTTCACTTGTTTTAACACGGTCTTTTGGCGTTTCAAAATATTTTCAATAATGGACGTATTGTATTCTTCGTGAATAAAGAGTTTTGGTACGTGGGCACTGTAAAAACCGTTACCTGCTTCTGTGCCGGAAATCACGGTGCCGATGGGTATATCCTGATGATAAAATAATAAATCGCGCACTAAATAACTTTTACCTGTATCACGCCGACCAATTAACACGACCACGGGTCCTTTATTTTCATCTGGTTTAAAACTAATATGTCGCATATCAAAACGCTTTAATTCTAATGTCATTTGTATATGCTTTAAGAAAATAAACAAAGGCCAAAACCGCAATCCAAAATATATATATATATATATAGGCCAAATATTTAGTTTAAATCTTATATTTTATTATATATTACAACTAATAATGGACATTGACCTTAGCTATAAAAAAACGGATAAACACAAGTTGTTTAAATCTTTAGAAGAAAACTCGGCATATGGTATTTTAACTCCTCAAAATTATATACCTATTTATGATTGTTTCTTCTCTCTTACCCAAAATAATTATAACAGTATTACTTTAAACAATAAATGGCAATTACATTCTATTACGGATCAAGAAACAAGTAACATTTTTAAATGTGTAGTGAAAAATGATGAAAAAAAAGAAACCCGTAAGACTTATTTAAAGTTTAGTCCCTTATTAGATCCTTCTAAATATCTCTTGGGAAAGTATGATATAAACGACCAAAAATTGTTTAGTTTACCGTCATTGGCTAAATCCAATTGTTTTCCTAAAGTGAATGACTACAATAATTCGGCTTATGTAGACAGTTTTTTTACTTATTTATCTAGTAAATTATTACACGACCATGAATTTAGCCATGGCTTAGATTTTTACGGTTCTTTTTTAGCGATTAAACAAGATTTTCGTTATAATATTACGGATGATTTGGAATATTTGGAAGAATCCAATTTTTTTCGGAAAAATGATAAAATTTTATATGAATTGGAAGATGTGGCTATAAATGAATTTGATAACGATACTCGTAATTATAAAACAAAACTTCATTTTATTGAAGAAGACGCAAATGTATTACATCTATCAGATATAACGGATTTAAATGATTTGGATAATATCGTAGCATCGTCGTCGTCCTCTCACGAACTTATAGCATCGTCGTCCTCTCACGAACATAATTTAAATGAAATACTTTCATTAAACGAAACTATTGAAATAAATAGTTTAATGCCCGAAACTAAATTAGGAGGCGGTTCGTGTAACTCTTATAGTTCTTCATGTTCATCGCGATCTTCTAATACTACAATTTCAATTGTAGACACCGATACAGATGTAGTAGGGGCACCGGCAGAGTCGGCAGACTCAGCAGAAGCACACTCAGCAGAATCTGCTACCGAAAGCAATGAGGAGGATGAGGATTATGAAGATATTGATTCAGACAACAGCGATGATGAGGAAAGTGAAATAATTGCAAAAATTAAAAATTTTCCTGTACAAGTCATTTCACTTGAATATTGTGATAATACCTTAGATGATATTATGCTAAAAGGTAATATTTCTGATGCGGAATGGGAATCTATTGTTTTACAAATTTTATTTAGTCTCATCACATTTCAGAACGCCTTTCATCTAACGCATAATGATCTTCATACAAACAACGTAATGTATATGGAAACTACTAAAAAATTCTTATATTACAAGTTAAATCACGTTTATTATAAAGTGCCGACTTATGGGAAATTATTTAAAATCATTGATTTTGGCCGAGCGATTTATAAATTTCGTGGACAATTATTATGTAGTGATAGTTATCATCCGGAGGGGGATGCGGCGACTCAATATAATTGTGAGCCTTATTTCAACGATAATAAACCACGTTTAGAACCAAATTATAGTTTTGATTTATGTCGGCTAGGCTGTGCTTTATACGATTATTTAATTGATGAACCGAAAAGTAAAATAAAAGAGATTATGCTAGATTGGATAAAAGATGACAAAGGACGTAATATATTATATAAAAAAAATGGGGATGAACGCTACCCGGATTTTAAATTATATAAAATGATTGCCCGCACAGTGAATAAACACGTCCCTATAAATGTTTTATCAAATACCTATTTTGATAAATTTATTGTTCCGAAAAAAGAAATTACCGCCACGATGAAATTAATGGATATTGATAGTATTCCGTCTTATGTATTATGATCTAAATAAATATAAAAAATAAAAAAGTCACTAACTACCGACTTTTTTATTTTTTTTTATACTTTTTTATTATACATTTTTTATTATACATTTTTTATTATACATTTTTT